AACACGCGCATAATTTTCGGCTGTCATGCTGTCCGGCTGCGTGGCCTGTTCGTCAGCCTGCTGGCTGATTCCGGCGACGCGGCGGATTAATCCCAGTATTTCGGCTTCTGTCATTGTGCCCCCATCGCGCTGGTGAAGAAAACAAGCTCAGATTTTTTGTAAAGAATCTGTCACGCTAAAAGATGTCGAACAAAAATTAACCACAATCATCATCTTTTTTGCATCAACAACATTAAAAACAACAGGTTACACACATGATGATGATGACGATAAAATCACAAAAATGCGCTTTTTTCCGCGCCGCCCGCCCCGTGTTCAGGCCCACCCCACCAGGAGGACCCGCAAAAAAGGCGGCTGGTGCCGCCTTGTTGTCATAGTGAATCGGTACCACCTGATTTGACCATACCGCGATAATCCAGAGCTGCCACACCTGCATCAATACGGACTTTCCAGGCCACGCCGTCAACGATAAAACCTTCCTGCTGTTCAAGGTAAGGTTCGTCATTACCATCAAGATAAGCCACCTCGATTGTGTCCGTTCCCTGTGCGGAAAGCATGTACCATTGTTTTTCGCTGATATCATCAAGGCGGGGATCGACGATGATATCAAGTAGCTTGTGATACGGGTTAAAGATCCCGCTGTTTTTATCAGCCCCGAAAGGTGCGGTTGAGTTAATCATCTGCAACGCGCGATCTTCCAGTGCTGCCGGAACTAAAAGGAATTTAGGCGCAATATTCAGCACTTCGCCATTTTTGTCCTTCTGTGTGCGCATCAGGTGACGTGCTGCACTAAGTCCCGGTGTTGTCAGTCCTGCTTCAATCAGGTTGCTGTGTTTTTTGTCAAACAGCGTTATTCCGTCAGAAAGTTTTACGTTGCCTGTAAGCACCAGATTAACCAGATTTCCCACCGTTCTTGATGCTGCACGGCCCATAGCCATTGGCACCGTTGATAACTGATCAAGGTCATCATTGATTATCGCCTGGCGGGTAATGCTGAAAATATTCCCGTAAGTAGCCAGCGCGATGGGTTCACCGCGATCGCTGGTGGTGATGTATTTATATTCTGCCCCTTCCGGCACTTTGTTTAACGTTGAGAAGCCATTCATACCAACGCGGCGGGCTTCCCGGAAGTTTGAAAGGGAACCTTTTTTCGTCCACTGGCGGAATGTTTCGCCACTGTGCTCCCAGCCTGCAAGCACTGATTTTTCAGCGCCACCAGCAAGGATATCGGTAAAATCGCTGCTGCTGTGGGTGAATGCCGCGTTTACTATCTGCGAGCGTGTGCCGTAGCTGCCCGTGCTTATACCACGATGGGTTAATGATGCCTGTGCCATATCGAAAAGGCTCATCATGGCGTAAGGATTACCGCGTTCGGCCCGTTCGTGACCAAGACGCGCATTAAGCCCCTGACGCATGGCATCGCCGGTTATATTGCCGTTATCCGTGTACGCGTAGTAAAGATTTGCGGGGGTGGTTTTGTTTGTTGGCGTTGATTCTTTACCCATAGCGAGTAAAAGGCGTTCGCGTGCATTCTCAACGCTACATTCTGAATCCGCAAGACAACTTATAGCCAGGTCGTTATATCTTCCGTTGAAGGTGCCAAACAATTCACGGATTCCGTTAAGTCGTTCCTGTTCGCCACTGCCAGTTTTCTGGCTGATCATGCTTTTAATTTTTTCCGGCATATTTGAAAAATCTCCGATTCGTTTTGATTCAATTCGGGCCATTGCTGTAATCGCGGGTATAACCTCATCTGCGAAGCCGTTAGCCTTACACTCATTGCCATCCATCCAGGTTTCCGCCTCCATCATGGAGGTGATCTCCTGTTTGCTCCTGCCCGTTCTTCCGGCATAGGTTTCTGCCATCGTGTCGCCCAGCTTGTCCATCAGATCAGCAAAGCGGCGAACGTCGCCCGACACTCCGGCAGTAACACCACGGGGGGCATGTATCATCATCATCGCGTTTTCAGGCATAACGATGTGATCTCCACACATGGCAATAAACGACGCCATAGAAGCCGCCATGCCTTCAATGTGTACGATTTTTTTTGCCGGATGATTTTTCAGGGCGTTATAGATAGCCAGCCCTTCAAAGATGTCGCCACCAGGTGAATGAATGCTCAGATGGATTTCAGACGCATTACCACACGCGTTGATCTCGTCAGTAAGTGCCGATGCTTTTACACCGTACCCGCCGATCTCGTCATAAATGCGCACATAGACAACATCTGCCATAGCCTTAATGGAAAACCATGTTTTCATAGCCAGGCTCCTAACGTTGCCTGGTACCAGTATTCAACCGCGCTGCGTGTGATTTGTCCTTTCGTGGGCACTGGCATACCCGGGTGATTATCTTTGATGAACTGCTGATAGCGTTCGATCTTCTCCATAGTTCCGGCGTCTATGTGCACAGTGGCACTTTTATCCGGCTTTCTGGTGTTGTTCTCTGGCATAAATCCGCCTCCGTTTTGATTAACGGGCATCATTATTGATCGATAAAAGTAATAGATAAATCATTTTCTACCTGAAAATCAGATTATGTTTTTTCTGATTATTCTCAGAAAGGCAAAGTTATTGACGCATTTTTGCCATTGAAGCAGTATTAAGACTCGTCATCCTGGCGATAAAAACTCCTTTGTCGTGTAAAAGCGCCTCCGGTAACAGCAATCGGGGGCGCTTTTTTTGCGCCTGTTTTTTTGTAAATGCTTTCGGGAACGCTCCAGTGATGAACAAAAAACAACCTGATTCGACACTAAAATTTTTTATTCCTCAATATATCAATAACTTATAGTGGTGGTGATGGTGCCATAAAAATCAAAAAATGCGCCTTTTTCCGCGCCCCTCCGCCCCGTGTTCAGGCCCCCCCCACCAGGAGGACCCGCAAAAAAGCCGGATTGCTCCGGCTTCTGTCACTCGTTGCTTAAAACGGTATGTTATCCCCGTACGGATCATCGTTACCCGCCACGCTCACCAGTTCGCCTTTGTGGTGTTTTGCCAGTGCGTCGGCCTGTCTGCCAAACGCCAGGACGGATAACCACATCGTCGCCGTTCCGTCATCGGCCTGGCTGCACGGCAGGGGGATAGCCATACCCGCCATCGCCATTTGTGTACCCTTGCTGGTGGTCTTTAACTGTGGGTCAGCCACCAGCCGCCCGTAAGCGGCTATCTGTGCTGTCATGATTCCACCTCTCCGGTTTTAATGTTGATGGTTGTTACCTGTTCCGCTTCGGCAATCTCCCGTTCTGTCAGCGTGGCAAAGTTTGCCGCCGCTGTGGTCATGAATGCGCTTATCAGTTCGGGATGTTCCTTCGCGTATCCTTCCCCCGCGTGGCGGTCTATTACCCTGATTGCTACCTTTAAGGCGTGCTCTGTCATGTCTAACGCTTTATATTTTGGCTCTGTTCTGTCTCTGCGCATTTTGGTTATCTCCTCACTCATGCTCACTTTTGCGCCTCACTTTTTAAAGCGTCTCGCTTCGTCTCACTTGATATTTTTGATGTTTTTATGTGCATGTTTCATAAGGATTTTTTACTCCTCACTTTTTGGGGTATATATACGTTGAAAAGTGAGGAGTTCAGGGGGTTTTTCGTGCAATTCCTCATTGTCCTCACTTTTGCGCCTCACTTTTTACAGAGGGCCTACATCATCACCGTCGATATAAATAACCCCGTCTTTTTCCAGCTTGCGTAGCCAGCGGCTGAAGTTTTTCATTTCGTACCCCAGCTTTTTCATATCGTCACGTAACAGCGGGATCGTGCACTTGTCGCCGTGCTGTGTGCGTGACCGGATACATCCCCATAGCGCAGCATGATTCTCCGTCTTGTTGCCAGCCTCTTCGATGCGCTCCAGTTCAACGGGAGGACGCGGCTTATCCACCACCACCAGCGACGTGATTAACTCCCCGTCAGCGTCGGTAAAAAGCTCCACCACCCGCAAATCATAGGCAGCCTCTTTGAGTTCCTCCGCGTCCTTCATTTTGGTGCATGAGATAACCAGCGCTTCGCTTCCTGCGTCCTCCCTGCGTATCCGGTATTCAGCGTCCAGTGATGCACGAAATGCACTGGAACCACGCGCCCCCTTTGTTTCATCCTTGCCGGAATGGTGAACCACCAGCACCGTAGCCCCTGTGCGCCGTTTAAGCTCGTCACAACCACGGATAAATGCCCCCATGTCGCGGGAGTCATTTTCATCATTGCCGCCAAAGCAACGCGCCAGCGTGTCCAGAATAATCATGCGAACAGGTTTACCCGTTTCCCTCTCCACCTGACTGGCAGCAATAACCAGTTCATCAACATCAAGCGGGACAGCCGGAAAGATGGGACGGTTTACCAGATACAGATTTTTCACCTGCTCACCGTGCACAACCTCCCAGGCTTTTACACGACGCGGAACGCCGATACCGCCTTCACCAACCACATAGAGAACAGCGCCATGCGCCACCCTGCGGCCTCCCCACTGGCGGCCCGTGGAAACGTGACACGCCCACGATCCGGCAAGGAATGATTTATAGGAACCGCTCGCCCCGTATATGCTGCAAAGCGACGATGCCGGAATAATCCCCTTTACCACGTAATCAAGCTGTGTGTCGTATCCGGTAGATCCAACGCTCATCGGTAGCTTGGTTTTTCGCTGGGGGATTTTTTTCATGACCAGGCTTTCCCCGCGTTCCCATGCCTCCCTAAGCCGTGGAAGCTGGTCGCTCCATTCCTCCAGCAATTCGAAATTTTCAGAAAGTAGCCGCGCCTCCTGGACTCCGGCGATCGCCAGTTTCGTGGCGATGGTTAACAGCTGCGGCTCTTCAATATTTCCGGCGCGTATCACCGTCGCCCTGTATCGCCCATCATCAACAATCTGGAGGTTATCCAGTTCGCTTAACTGATAACGCCCCAGATAAACGGGAGGGACTGGATCGCCTGCTTTTTTGGCCTGTGCAATGATGTAATGCTCTGCGAATGAGTGAGCATCAATACCCGCAAAAATAATCGCATCGGTGTATTTATCTTTCGGTAATCGTTTTACGTTCGGTGCCAGTTTCATTTTTTACCCCTGAATCCGTTAATCATGGTTTTCAGCTTCTGGATGTTTGCCCGTGCCCTGGCGTTGCTGGTGGGCACGTTATGCGGCGCGGTCTGTACCAGAGAAAAATCACGCCGGAACTGATAAACAGGCATCACGCAATCATATTCGTAACCTTCACGGCGGTAAGTTACGCACCGTCCCGCCACGCCCTTAATCATTACCGTGCCGCCGTACTGGTCGCGGTAAATATCACCGCGCGTAAATTTAGGGTGAGTGTTGCCACTGGCAGTTAAGCCAGAATATTTAAGTTTCATTATTTTTATTCTCCGGTGTGCTGTTCGTTATATCTGTCGTGCAATTGGTCTATTTCTTGTAGTTCCATTATTACAGGCTCAAGAAGCGTTATTAATGCCGTGACAATTCTTGATTTTTGTTTGTCGCGTTCATTGTCGCCAAGTGTTTCAAGCCATATGCGCAATATTTCCAGCATGTTTTCACTGTGAGAAAGTGCAATAAATGCGCGGTCTATTGTTTCAAGGTAAATATCACGCATATTACCCCCTGCCAGACATTTTTCTTAAATCAGATTCAGCAATATATTCCGCATAATCGGCAGTAATATTCAGTACGTCTATTCCAGTTGATTTATATTCTTTCGTGCCAAGTAAGAAAAATGCCGCTCTTATCAGTTCGGATATTGACGAAAGCGCATCACCTGCATCATCAGGCGCACCATCAAATTCCTTTTTCAGGGAATTAAAACGATCATCACGCATAACCCCCCCCATTTTCACAATCAGCAACAAGAATATTTTTAGCGTCATTCAGCGACCGCGTGGCGGTGTATCGGATACATTCCAGGGCGAACGATGTGTATTCTTCCCGTTCTTCCTTTCGTGCAAGCTCTGCTGTGCATTCAATATCAATAAGCGCGTGCATCAGCGTAGTGAGTGCGGCGGCGGCTGCGTCCGGTGTGGTTTTATTGCACATGTACCCCTCCGCATTTTTTTTCGTTAGAAATAAGCGTTCTTCTTTCCTGTTCATCGCTCAGGAATACGCAGACCTCACCGCTAAGGCGTTTAAGTAAGCCGATGATTGCCCCTGATTCGCTGTCGGTCATCATGCCAGGGTAATCCTCTGCCAGTGCGCAAATAACTTCGATTTGGTGGGCGCGTTCTGCTGCCTGTTGTAGTGTGATTTCCTGGCTCATAAGCCTACCTCCTGACGAATACGGGCGGCAAATACAGCAACACAACCGGACGGGCAACGGCTACGCGCTTCGCGTTCCGTCCAGGCGGTTACGTGGATGATTTGAGATTCTCCGGCACTCAGTGCCAGAAAACGCCACATAAAGGCAGTTTGTGTGTGTACAAGGTGTGGTATATGATTTACGGCAACCATAACGGCTCCTCGTTTACGTTGTTGGTTAGAAGCCCTGCGAGTGGTAACGACACTTGCGGGGCTTTGCTTTTTACTGTACCTACTGATATTGTACGTACGTAACGGAAATGATAATAGGAGTTACGTACGTACATGTCAACATTAAAGCGCGATAAATCGCCACGCGGTGAGGGATGGTCTCCAACCTTCCAAATCAGAATCAGTAAAGAGCTACGCCAACAAGTAAATGAAGCTGCAACTTCTGACGGTCTAACCCTTGGTAACTGGTTTAAAGAATTAGCCAGGGCAGAACTAAAGCGGCGCGGCATAGAACCCAAAGGGTAATTACATTGCCCACCAGCCTGATAGCGGCTATCATTCCCGTGCTTATGTTTGGGATCACATACACATAAGGCGCAGCAGGTTAATTGTTCAGAAAGGCGGCTCCATATCGGGGCCGCTTTTTTTATGCCTGAAAAACCCCAATTTTGTTGTTTTTCAGTTTCACCAGGGCGAACGAATCCCCGCCCACGTTCGGGCGCATATTCAATCTTCATGGTTATATCTCTGTATTAGTGGATGTGTGGCGACTGTGTGCCGCCAGTCTTTTTAGTGAACTGCCTTGCAGCTATCCTTCCAGGCCAAAACCTCAGATAAAGACCAGCCAACAGAACGCCCGCCAAGTTTACGACGTGATGGGAATTGTCCGGCCTTTTCCAGGCGGTAGCGGCATGAGCGGCTAAGGCCTGTTAGCTTTTCGCATTCTTTTTCACGTATAAACCGATCAGTGCTTAACACTATTGCCCCCTTTCGTTTCTTAAAGAGTCATCAGGTGTCTTATTGTGTCGTATTGTTCCCGCTAGTGTGGTGAATGGCAAATGTTGATGTCGTATGGTTTACAGAAAGAGGAATAATCAGGATAAAATCATTTAAATTCATGTTAATACAAAGGCATAAAATCTTGTTTTATGCCTTTTTTCGCACGCTTTAACGCGTAATTCGCTAATGTATAAAAAACCAGTTAACCAATAAAAATCAGTAACTTATAAATCTGTATTCTTTTTGGCCTCTTGTTCGTGATTGTGTCACGTTGTTGCACATTGTTTCACGTTGTATCTGTGCACTTATCCAGTATGTGCATACTGAAAAAACACGAAAAAAATTATTTTATTCTGGTTACTGGTAGCGTGGTTACGTTTTCATGTGCTCCCGCCAGTATCCCTAACCGCTCCGTCCACATATCCAGCGCATCACGTTTCGCATCGAGATAACGGGAGTGGTTATAGACTCGTTGCATCCCTGGCATCTGATGACCTGTAAGCTGCTCCACGACGTGAGGATCCACGCCCAAATCATTCAGCATCGTTGTAAAGGTGCGCCGGATGTCATGCAATGACCATTGAGGGTGTTTTAGCCTCCTGTGCGCTAATCTGCCGTACTGCGATACGCTGGCCTCCTGTTTCACTTCCCCCAGTAATAAGCCCGTGTGCCTGTTCTGGTCCACCAGCCGCGTGACGAACGGCAGGATCGCTTCCGGTATGGGCCGGAATATTGCAACCTTCGTTTTGCTGTGCTCCTTCGGAACGGTCCATAGCATTTCGGTAAAATCCCACTCGCTGATCTCCGATAACCTCAGTTCTACCGTCCTGGCTCCGAAGACAATCAGGAGGCGGATTAACGCGACGTAGTAAGGAGAAAATATTTTTTTATCCAGCGCCTGCAATAACTCGCCCAGTTCTTTGGTGCTTAAGACACGTTCGCTTATATCCGGTTTTTTCCCAACGTCCGCCACGTTCAGATCGTCCAGAACGTTGCTGATTGCATAGCGCCGCCTACGGCAGAATTTAAGCGCCTGTTTGCATGTCTGTAGCAAGAATCCGGCAGTAACAGGTGTTCGCTTTGCCACCTGATCAAAACAGGCCAGCCAGTGCCGTAGCTCGCATTTATCCAGCGGCATAGCACCAATTTTGATGATTATGTTTTTATTGATCCGGCTTTTCAGTGATTCGTAATCTGTGCGCTTTTCCTTTGCGTACGACTCAAGCCAGTAGGTGAGCGCATCGCCAACCGTTGCAGGCTTTAACGCTTCCTGCATGGTGTAATTCAGTTCATAGCGTGGATTTTTCCCCTCAGCCAGCCATGCGCGACACTGTGCGGCTTTTTCCCTGGCTGCTTTCAGGCTCAGATCGGGATAATTTCCCAGCTTAACGCGTTCAGGTTGTGTCCCTCTTCCCGTTCCGGCCCTGTATGTGAAATACCAGGTTAAAAGGCCGCTGGTTGAATGCCTGACGCTCAGGTTTCCACCGTCATTAAGAAAGGCTGTTTTTTGGGCGGGTGTGCCGTTGATTTTCCTTAGCTGTGTGTCACTCAGTTTGTTAAGTGCTCTGCTCAT